CCTTCCCAATTAGCCGCCCAGCTTACAATGGCGTTGTTATCGGGGTTGGAAACAAGCGTACCGTCCACGTAAAGCCCTGCACTCTTATCAATACAGGCGTAGCTGTCCGTATTGGCGTAAATGTACGTATTCCATTGCGCCGTTGCGAAGTAGTTAAACGAAAGCGTGTACCACGTTCCCGGCTTGACGCGGGAATAGACGTTCTGTTTTAAGTCTAAGTAGGTGTTAAGGCTGGCCGCGTTAAGGCGTATGCTCTTCCGGCCTTCTACTACCGTGTCCGTTGCCGTGTCGATGGCGGTATAGCTAAAGTCGGAAATCCATGCTTCCTGCACCTTGGTACTTCCTTTGTCGAAAATGGTACGTAGCAGGATGTTCGGGTTTACGCCCTCGCCCTTCTCGCCGTAAATGCGCGAAACCGTCCAGCTACCCTCGTAAACGCCGTTTCTTACCTTACGCTCCGCTCTCCAAATCATTGTACCAGCGTTAGCGAAGTTCGGGCTATTGGGGTCGTACCAGCCTTCGCTTTCGTGGTTCGCGTAGGGCGTGCTTCCTGTCGGCGCGCTGGGCTGTGTCTCGCTGGGGCTAAACTCAACATCAAGCGTTGCGGTGTCCGTTTCCGGGGCTGGTGGTGACCATGCGCTTTTCGTGCCGTCGCCGTAGAATATGCAGACGGTAGACCAAAGCTTAGCCGTGCCGCTTGGTATGCCGTCGCTCCATCCTGTAGCTACCGGGCTGTCGTAGGTTCCACCCGTCGGGGTCTTTCCGCTGATGTCGGTATTCGTGCGCTTAAAGCATCGCGCCTTGAAGTCGCCGCGTAAGCCTTTGTCGCCCTTCTCGCCCTTGATGCGCGTAATAGTCCAATCTCCCCAAACGCCGTTTTTGCACTCCCTTTCTGCTCTCCAATACATTACCGTGAAGTCTTCCGAACTATCGTTTACCGGGTCAAACCATATTTGTGTACCGCTGCCGCCGTGTCGGTTGCTGTCGGTAGGTGTCGCCGGGGTTGCGTCGTTCGTCTGCTTCTTTGCAAACTCTACGTCGTAGGTGTCTGTGTCGGTCATTGGTTGCGGTGTGCTCCAGCCGCTTTGCTGTGGGCTTTGTCCGTCGCTGGTAAATATGCGGGTCGTAGCCCATAAGGTGTTGGTTCCTGCTGGTATGCCGTCAGACCAATATACGTTAGTGCCGCCGCTGTTCTTACCAGCAAGGCAATCGGAAGGGCTGGGCGTTGCGTAGCTGCCCTTTGCGTCCGCTGGCTTCGTCGGGGTGTTGTTCATGCGTACAAACATCGTGCTCTTATAGGCTGACTGACCTTTTACGCCGTTGGCTCTAATCTGCCAATAAGTCGTGTTCGTCGGTGCTATCCCTCGCGTCGAAGTCGTGCCGTTGGTTCCTCCAGTGTGCCTGTAGGTGCTCGTTACGCCGTCTACGGTATAGGTTACTTCGTCGCCTGGGTAGTAGGTGTAGGTAGCGTTATAAACGCCCCTATACAAGCCTATCGTACCTTCGTCGCCGCCGTCGTTCACTACCAAACCGCCCTTAATACGTAGCTTCCCGTCGCTGTTCTTGTTCCAGCTTAGCTCGTTGGTGCTTCCGTTGCCCATGACTACCGCGTTATTGTCTAAGTCAATATACGAGTTTTCGTCTTGGCTCTGTATGCGCCCGGTAGTAATGAACGCGCCGTTTATCGTGGTGGCTCCGTAGGTAAGGGAAATAGCCCTAACTCCGTCTACTGCGCTGTTAAGAACGCCTATAAGGAAATAGTAGTAGCTGGTTTCGTCGGCCATGTGCTGAACCGTGCTAAGGATAATATCTCCCGTTCCAGCGTTGTTGCTAATTACCTTACTGCACCGGGCATAGATATAGTATGCCGTCGTGGTGTTTAGCGGGTTTCCGTTTGCAGCTGAATAGGTGCAGCCCGAAAGCGTGAAGGTTACTACTTCGTCGAAGAGAGCGTAGTGTACCAATCTGCACCCCTGCGCGTAGAAGTCGTTACAAGCCCCGCCTAAATTAGGCTGGAACAAAGAACCTACCAGCGTAAACTGCTGGCTCTTGCACGCTACCGTAAGCATGGCCGTCTCTATCGAAAGCGGCTTAATATTGTCCGTGTCGAAATAGCCGTCCGGGTCGAATACCATTTCCTGTAGCTCCTTCGTTGCCATCCACCTACGGCGCATCTTGCTGGTGTCCGCTATACCGCTGTTCTGTATTACCTCGGTAATCTCGGTAATGTCGTTCAGTACCTTGATAGTGGTGTTCTTTGTAACGGTGTCGCTTAGCGTGATGTCGTAGCTGTGCGGTCGCAATAGGTCGCGCTCTATCCGGGTAATGCGTACCGCCTTGTTTACTCCTATCTCGCTGTCTACTACGGTTACGCTGTCGCCTACGTGCAAAAACTCTGTGTCCGTGCGTCCGTAAATGTCAATGAAGAAATTTTCGTCGAGCGTAAGTTTGTAGCTTACCTGTGGCTGGCAAATCTTTTCAAGTGCCGCCGTTCCCTCTTCCTGTAGCTTCGTCTCTGCTGCGTCTATGTAGCTTTGGGGCAGCTGAATGTCGGTAATGATGTATTCGTCGCCGCCGTTAGCTGCTGAAAACTGACGCGCCGCCGTTGCTGCGTCCGGGAACTTTACGCCGTTCTCATCCGTGAATTGGTTTATAGTAAATTTCTTCGTTGCGTGGTCGTAGCTGTGCAAGTCGAAGGTATAGCCGCCGAGGTTGCCCGAAATAAACTTAATTTGTGCCGCCGTTTCGGGTAGAAGGTAAAGCGTTTCGCCCGTGTCCGGGTCTTTCGCGTTTAGATCGAAGTCCATTTCGCTGTCGTAGAAGCTAAGAACGTCGCCGGACGCTACCGCCGTAACGTGTCCTATCCTCTCCGGGCGTATGTCGCTGAATACCTTTTCGCCTTCCTTTACGCCGTACTCCTGTATCGCTCCAGCGTCTTCAATATACGACGTTAGGCGCGTCTTGTTCGGTAGGCATAGCTTCGTATGCCTGTAGCCGCTGCCTAAGTTCTCACTACTTCCGTAGCAGAACAGGCGCGTAGTTACTCCGGCGTTGTTTACGTTGGTGCGCTGTAGCTGGTAAAGGCCGTTTCCCTGCCCGTACCTTAGCGTAAGGTCGAGGGTCGTGCCTACCGTCTTTACAAACTCCATCGTTACCGTGTTGCCCGTAATAGTTACCATGAACTCTACGCCAAATTCGCTGCAAAGCTCTTGGGCTACCTGTAGACAATTCTTCCCGGTAACTGCAAGGTTCTTGTGTGCCGTTCCCGTTAGTGCCGTCGTAATGTTCCACTTATTACCGAAAACGCGCCTTACGTTCCACTTCAAAGCGTCTACAAGTGCGGACAAATCGCCGTAGAGGTTATCGCCGTAGCTTCCTTCGGGTAGCTGAAACGTAACGTCTAAGAGGTCATATTGCGCGCCCTCTAATTGAAGTTCGTAGGTAAAAATACGGTTTCCCTGCTTCGTCATGCCCGGTAGCTGGTTAAGCCTGTAGCCCTTGCCGTAGACGTTGATAATGTCGCCCAGACAAAAGCTTAAAGGCGTGGCAGAATTTACCGTAATGCTTAGCAAATCGTCGGAAAGTAAGGCCATCTTCTGCGTTGCCTTGGTAGGCGCGCAAAAGGCGACTTCGTTGTATAGGTTGAACGTCGTGCTATCGGGGTGTACTACCGTTATCTGATTCATGTTCCTTATGCTTTAATTTTGTGGTGGTGTGTCGCTGGGTACGAAATTAACCGGGTGCGGTTCCTCCAGCTTCACCGTGAACTCTATAACTACCTTGCCGCCGCCCCATGACTTCCGCGAAATGTCTACGCCGTCCTTGCAATAGACTTGGTAGGAATAGCTGCTATTTCCCAAAGTTACCGTAAGCGTCTTTAGCCCGGCGGTGTTAAGAAGCCCCATAATGGCTGTAACGCCGCCCAAAGCCTGCGCCCCGGTCTCTCCCGTTGAAAAGCAGTTTAGCGTAATCTCTCGCGGCTGGTAACGGGGCGTAGTAAGGTCTACTACTACGCCGTTCTTATCCGGCCAATCCACCGTGTGCGGTGTCTTTAGCTTCGGAAGGCTGAACAGCCCCGTAGCACTCGTAACGTAAACGCCGAGGCTTGCGAAGCTGCTGCCGCCTAACGAATATGTGGGTTTTACAGACGCTGCCATACTATAATGCCGTTAGTAGTGAAGTCTGTTATTTCCTCAATCACGCCGCCAATAAGAACGTAATAGGTTCCGTTCTTTGTGTAGGTGTGC